TTGTTAAGCAGTAAAACCAATCGGAACCGCTCTGGCATTGGTTGTGCGCGTTTGTAAAGATTTTTTTCAAATTTATTTTTACACTTCTTGAAAATTTTTCTTTTCATCTTTTCGGAGATAGAAGAGGGTTTGCACATCGAACGAGGGATGAACCCTCCGACGAGGAAACCAAAAACAGAAAACCAAAAATGAAAATCGAAATCAAATTCACAGATGGAACAAGCCGCACAATCGGCGGAGCCAATGACATTGCAACCTGCCTAGATTACGATCTGGGTTGCAACTGGGTAGAATCAAATGGTCTAGTATGGGCAGCAGAGGACGCCGAAGGCCACGAAGACGACTCAAGCGCAGAAATTCTAATCGACGGTGTTCGCACTAGCATCGACAACCTCCCAATCTAAAATATATGGAACCTATCAATTTTCTCATCCTGTTCGGATTCTGTAGCCTCCTGTCATTCGTCGCAGGCTACATCCTCGGCAATGCCAAGGCGACGACCCGCGCCGAGGAAATGCGCCGCTGGTGGCGCGAACGCGAGAGACGCAACGGGCAATGTTAAACGATGAGGATCAACTCGAAATCGAAAATATGTTTATTCGGAGCCTAGCTTGCGCGTTAATTGGTCAAGCGGTCGAAGATTTACGGCATAACAAGACGTATAAAAGCGAATACAACAATGCGTATGCTGCCGAGAATCGCGAGACTTCACGAATTTTCCTAAACTCGAAAGCATTTCTTCAAATTTGCGAAGCACTTAACCTGCCAGCCGACAAAATTAGAACCAGAGCCAATGCACCTCGCGATTGACCCAGGCACAACGCACAGCGCGTTCGTGCAGTTTCACAACGGAAAGATCGTTGACCACGGCCACATTCCCAATGCGGAGATGCGGCAGGTGCTTATCGGTCGCGAATACGACCGTTGCGCCTGCGAGATGATCGCTAGCTACGGCATGGCGGTCGGAGCCAGCACATTCGAGACCTGCGTCTGGATAGGGCGATTCATCGAAGTGGCAAGAGTTGACGTCGAGTTAATCTTTCGGAAGGATATTAAACTTTTTCTCTGTGGCACGATGCGAGCCAAGGACGCGAACATTCGCCAAGCCTTGCTCGATCTCATCGGGCCACAGGGAACAAAGGCCCAGCCGGGGCCAACCTACGGCATCAAATCCCATTCGTGGGCGGCACTCGCTGTAGCCGTTTATGCAGCACAACAAAAAGGAAAATAGAAAATGAAAATAGAAATGCAGATAATTACTCCAGAAATTGCAATGCAATATTTGGAAAAAAATGATAACATAAGAGACGCAGACTTAAAAAGAGTGTCACGTTACGCCAACTCAATCAAGTGCGGGGAATGGGTAACAACGCACCAAGGGGTTGCATTTAACACTCTGGGTCATCTTGTTGATGGACAGCACAGACTACTAGCAATCGTTGAGGCAAACAGAGCTGTTGAACTAATGGTTGCTACAGGGGTGAGTCAAGATGCCGTTGCTGAGATGGATAGAAATATGCCTAGAAACAATGCGGTATTACTTGGAACCAATAAAAAATGCGCTGAAATTGTTACTCACATATCTCGCATTCTTTATGGCGGTGCACCTAGTCGTTGCAACTTACAGGATGTTAAGGATGTTGTTGATTGTGCAATCGTTAAACTATACCAGCAGACAAATACAACTAAAAGATCGTTAAGCACGGCCCCAGTTAAAGCTGCATTCGTTACCGCTTATCTTATGAAACCAGATGAGCATATGTTGGAAATCTATCGCAAGCTCGTCTTGTTGAACGTATGCAATATTGAAGAACTCTCGCAGACGCCAGCATCCATACGAGCATTGTATCAAAGGTTGACGGGCATTAAGGAGGGAAATAAAAGAATCATTAATTCATATCAAGCGTTTGCATACACTCTCAACGCAATCAAAAACCCGTTGTTAAAAAAAATCCACATGGTCGATATCGATCAAACACATAAGGATGTGCGTCAATTTTATCGGAACACATTTGCATTATAAACTAGAAAACCAAAACATATGAAAATAACAAAAGGAAAACAACAACGCGCCCAGCGCGTAGTTCTTTACGGCGTGGAGTCCGTAGGCAAAAGCACATTCGCGGCCAAGTTCCCGAAGCCGCTATTCTTGGACATCGAGCAAGGCACTAGCCACCTCGACGTTGACCGCTGTGAGATCAACAATTGGAAGCAGTTAACGGATGCGTTAACCGAGGCCAAGTTGACCGATTACAAAACCATCGTCATAGACTCGGCAGACTGGGCAGAACGTTTATGCGTTGAAGACCTGCTCGCCAGCAGCAAGAAAACCAGCATCGAAGACTTTGGCTTCGGCAAAGGTTGGGTTATGGTCGCCGAGCGCATGAGCCGGATGCTGTCATCCATTGATCAGTTGATCGATAGTGGAAAGAACGTGGTTCTTATCGCGCACTCAAAAATCGTGCGCTTTGAGGCTCCAGACGCGCTCGCGGCCTACGACCGCTACGAACTGAAGTTGTCCAAGCAAAGCTCTCCGCTCTTGAAAGAGTTCGCGGACGAACTCTGGTTCCTGCGTTTTAAGACCAAGGTCAGCACCTCTGAGACAGGCAAAGGCAAAGGCATTGGCGGCAAGGAGCGCATCTTGTTGACCACGCACAGCGCGGCCTACGACGCGAAGACCCGTAGCGGACTTGCAGAGGAGTTGCCGCTTGAGTGGGCATCGGTCGCGCATTTGTTCGAGGCCGTTGCAACGCCGAACCATATCGTTGAAGCCGACGAAATGATCGGATGGCAGGCCCGACTCGCAGAGCATGAAGGAGCGGTCAACCAGTTCCTAATCGGGCGCGGCGTGCTGACAAGCGAACAAACGTGGCGCGACTGCGCACCAGAGTATCTGGAGCGTGTTGCTCTTCGCGTTGATCAGTTCATAAACACGGCTGTCGAATGGAGAAAGGCTAACCAATGAACATAGTAGCTCAATCAATATCTGATGGGATCGAATATATAACAATTCCAGAATTAAAAGCTGAAGATAAAATAATTCCAAAACCTATTTTTGGAGATATCCCGCTTAAGGATGCAATGATTGCTTGGAATCCAAAAAAATATGGAGGACAAATTGTTGTAGTTCCTTGGTCTAAACAAGGTGGACGCTATTGCGATTATTGGGAATTAGATATGACCGTTGGAGCCTGCTATGGAGAATGGAGAGAAATAAGTCATACAAAAAGGCTTTTATGGTTATTTATTGAGGCATGGTATATTACTTGCCGAGATGGGATAGATTCAATCGATATGCATAAAGCGTTATCCGTGATTCCAGAATATATGGATACATGGAATGGTGAATCGTTGTTTGATGGGTTAATTAGAAAAGAATTATGAGCAAAGAAATATCACCTAGCAGCCTGCCCAAGCTCGCCGAATGCGCCTTATTTGAAGGCGCAGGCGGCACAAGCGCGGCAGCAGAGCGCGGCACAGCTATCGACCTTGCGATCCGCAACTGCATATCGGCAGAACATGACGTTGCAATCATAGGCGAAGACGCCGGGGCTATCGCCTACGGCGTCGAGGAACTGACGCGCCTTGCAAAAGGATCGTTCGTGGAGACACGTGAGGAGTATCTCGCGATGGCAGTCCCTGGTCTCTCAAAACTCGGAACAGCAGACGCAGTTTGCAAAGCCGAGAAGTGGGTGGCGGATATTAAAACGGGGCAGGTCAGAAATTATAGAAATCAGCTTCAGGCATACGCATTAGCGTGCATGGAAGATAATTTCGAGACTAGCTGGACAGCACACGTTATATACGTCGATCAAAAGCTAATCCGCAGCTACGACTTTACCTATGAGGAAGCAATGCAAGGCACGCAGCGCACTATCTATCGCGCAACACACGCTGAGTCTCAACCGACGCCTTGCGAGTATTGCAGCTGGTGCAAGCACTACAACAACTGCAATGCTATCGTGCGACAGGCTGAGAGCGCAATCGCTCTTATTCCTGATGCGACCGGTAACAGCATCGAGGCGATAAAGAAGCGCATCCTTTCAACGCCCGAAACTCTCGGAGCATTCGCGAAAGAGTGGAAGCTCGCAGAAAAAGAGATCGCCGAGCCGGTGATGGGGCATCTCAAGACTCGTCTTGAAAACGGCGAAGAAGTGGCCGGATGGAAACTGACCAGCATGAGCGGACGCAAGTTCGTGGAAGCTGACGCTATCGCTAAAGCATCTGAATGTATCACGAAAGAGACA